TTAATATATCTTTAAAATCCATAATTCTATCCTTTATAGTCCTGCACCAGTCGCCGGCTTAGGAGGCCTTGTAATATTTGTCATTGGACTCTTATTACCTTTGATAGCATCGTCAGTCCAAGGCTTCCAAGGGTCAAAAGAGTCTTTGTTGTTCTTTTGATCATCTGGTATACCAACTTTACCAACATTCTTTTCTTCTGCATGTTTGTGGATGCTGTCTAAGTACTTATCACCGTACTCTTGGCTTGCTTCCTTTCCGTTGTCTTCCATTTCTTCATGGTCTAGAACAGGTGTATGAGACATTTGATTTTCATATTGATGCAATTCACCATCAATGCTTTCATCAAACGCAGTATTAACTAGTCTAACATAATTAACATTGTGACCTAATAATTGTGCTATTTGTTGCACCATTGGTTCGTTACAAGGATATGCGAATTTACATTTAAAAATATGAACGGGTTCGTTTTGTAAGTTGGGAAATCCATATGGACTTTTTTGAACAGGGGTAGTTGTTGGCCCCTTAATTTCAACAGGCTCAAATTTATTCAGGTTATACTTGAATAACTCTAAGAATTTACTATCAACATCACCGGCTACTTTAACTGTATAGTCATAAGTATGGATGCTTTCAGCAATGTATGTTTTCAAACTTTTCATATATGAATCCCTTATAATATATTTATCATTCTTCTGTATTTTTCTCAGATAAGATTCGCAGTAATTCATTACGATCCAATGCTTTACCACTCTCCCCCAGAGGAATGTTTTCGATTTTTTCTTGCTCTTTCGCAATCCGTTGATCTAACTGTGCTTTTTTCAATTGCAGTTCAATCATTTTTAATTTTTTATTAACTTTAGCAGTTTTAGCCGTGATTGCATGATTTAACATCGTACTAGCAACACTAAAGATATCTCCACTGAAACGAGAATCTACTTGCATACCCAAGTCCATAAGGTCTTGAAAACTTGTTTCTGCTTTTGATGCTAAACCATCTAATTCTAAATCAGATGCTTCTAAGCCTCTTACAGAAGGTAATGCATTTTCAATTTTTTCTAAGTTAGATAATGCATCTCCTGTAACTTCTGCCGCGACTCCGGGTACAGGCTCATGCAACTCATTTTCTTCTTGTGATGCAATATCAAATAATTCTTCAAGTTTCTTTGTCATATATCTATTTAGTTACTTTCCTCTTCCATTGTAGAAAAGGTCATCTTCTGTAACTACTCTAAAAGTTAATCCTTGTGCTTTACAATATGCCTGAGCAGATTGCCACTTAGCATGATTAATAGCAACCGTTGCCGCAGTCCTAGCATTAACAACTTTGCTTTCTATAATACTTTCTTTTTTTGGTTTTATTTCTATGATCTCTGCCTTTACTCTACCAAACTTATCTTGGTATTGTAAAAAGAAATCAGGAACATAATTTCTTCTTTTACCGGTAAGAGGATGTCGATAAGGAATAACTAATGCTTCACTAGCCCACTTTAAAACTTTGTCATTGTTATCGCAAAACATCATAAAGGTAAGTTCCCAGCCTGAACGATATTTAGGCTTATGTTTACCGATATACTTGTCTGGGTTTTTAGGAGTGAATATGCCTTGTGCGTATTTTTTTCTCGCCATGATTAGGCCTATAAGATAACATTTCTTTGAACTGATTGATTAGGAGCAGGTGCGGTAGACACTCCATATAGTGCAGTTTTAGTTCTTAATAGATTTAAATAAAAGGCCATTTCTGCATTTAGTTGCAGTTTAGTAGAATTTCTACCTCTCATATAATCTACAAATACCATAATATCAGTATCAGTTTCTTGTGCAAGTCTAAACAATACTGTAGCAAATTGTGCCGCTGTCTTTTTGGCAGATTCAGATTGTCTGTTTTCTACTGCGGCTGCACCTAAAAACATAGAATAAACTACGTCCCATTTATCTGCCGGGACGTTTAATTCAACATTATAAAAATTGTCGAATATTTGTACTGTTTGATCTGCTTTTTGAATTTCTAATGCCATTAGTTTTGTGATCCTGCGGGTGGTTCTTCACCGCCAAATTCTGCGGCGCTTGAAAATCCCACCATTGTTGGTGATGAATTTGCTGTAGGTGATCCTGTTCCACCCTCGCCAAAAGGATCTTCTCCTGCAAGAATTTTTACAAGTGCGTCTTCAAGTAATTCTTGTAATTGTTTCTTTGCACTATTTACAATACTCTGTTCATTGTCTAAGATTTCTTTAATCTGTCCTATTTTGTTTATAAGATCAAGCGGATTATTAATATCACCGCCAATAATTTCAGGTATCTTATTGAATGCAAGGTCTAATGGATTTAGCGATCCTTCTAATAATGGACTGTCTTCTATGTCATAGTTTGCATCATTACCAAACCCTTCAACGATATCATCTAGTCCCACTTCTGGATCCATTGTACCGGTATTATAAGTTACAGTTTCGTATTCTAAGGTCATAGTATTTTGCATAGTACCGCCACCTTCACTGTATGCATAAGTGTCGTGGTCAAATTTAGTAATGATAGGATTGATCAATGTATATGCAATGTAATTTTGTGCCCAAAAACCAAAGATATTAATATTTTTAAAGAAAGGTACTTTAGATCCTCTGTTAGGATAAAGATCATTAGTTTCTAAATTATTAGAGCCTCCCCTATAACCATATTCCATATCACCAGTAATAGAAGGATCATAAATGTTTCTTCTATTAAATTCTTTAAATGCTGGTTGAGATTGAAAAGGTGCTACAGTAGGATTCCATGAATCAGCATAATAATATCTATAATATGCGTCCCAAAGTGCAGTCATTTGACTCATGTTATCATCATGGAATGTGATGGTAATAGGATCGTATTTTATTTTTGTTTGTACAATTCTTTTTCTGTTATACTGATTTAACTCTGCTGTGTCTATTTTAAATTTAGGTAATTGTACGTCTTTTACTAAAAGACCGTAATTTTTACCTGTTGGTGGTTGCCACGCTTCACCGTTAATGATGAAGTTAGTGTGGAACATAAATTTGACTTTGGGAGCATTAGCAAAACCACCGGGAGTAAAAACTTCTTCCGCATGTTGCCAATCACGCAAATATCTGCGTCCTTGAGCATCGTTCCAAAATCGATTTAATATTCCATCTATATCTATTGGCATAAGGATTCTCTTGTTATATTGTATTTATCACCAATAAAAAAGCCAGGAAAAACCTGGCTTTATTAAGTTTAAGTCTTTTACTCGTACTACTATTAGGTAGCAGTAGCAGTTTGTCCTGGGAAGGATTGTAGACCTGGCTGACCAATACCTGCTCCTGGTACACCACTTAAGTCACCAGAACCATTAGTCTGAATAGCATTATCATAACGTACTGTTAATGCTACAGTCACAGCATCAGAAGTTCCATAGTTTAGAGTCTGATAGTTAGCCTGTTGTAAGAAACAACCTGATAAAGACCAGTTTTCTAAAACTGTAGGAGTATTGATGCCATTTCCACCGTCTAAGATTTGAATCTCCATATCGAACTTGTAATCACCACCTGCAGCCGCTGAAGATTGCTCATAGAAGTCTAATTGACGTTGCAATTGAGCACCAACTGCTTTTGAGATGTTACCTGCCGCGTCATCTCTAAGATTGACGGCAAGAGTTTGCCAAGTGTGCTTACCAGCAAGATAGACACGTGAGTTGTACACGTTAAGTGTAATCTCATCGAACTGTACTTGAGGTCTTGCACAATCCACAACCTGTCTGGTACAAACGAGTGAAGAATCATCGTCAAAACCAAAATTAATAAAATTCACTCGGAATCTATATTGAAGTTTTGGCATCAACAAGTTTTGGTTAGCACCTCCTTCAGGTACGACTGAAAGTTTTGCTAATGTATCTGAGGCTGTTGCCATTGTTAATCTCCTGTTATATACTTTATTTATCTAAAATTGTTGAAAGTGGCCGAAGCCACTTTCGTCAATTATTTTATTGAGCCCCTGATAACTCACCAGTGTTGAAAATTCTAACAGGAACATAGATAAACTCTGCGGCTTTGACAGGCTCTACAGCGATGTCTACCCAAAGTTCGTTTCTGTCGATTCTTGCTGGAGTGTTATTGGACTCATCACACACTACAGAGTAGTCGTAAAGACCGCGTTTTGCAACTAGATCCTGGAACAAGCCTTCAATCACTGATCTGATTGACTTTCTTGTTTGAGGATCATTTGGTTCAAACACAAATGGTCTTGCGGCTAACACTAATTGTCTGCGAATGTATGCCACTAAACGTGCTACGTTGATTCTATCAAGTGCTGATGAAGAATCAAACGATGTTTTGTTACCATAGTTCAATAAGCCGTTACCACTAAAGAATACTAGCGGGTTAATGAAGTTTGAGTAAAGAACATCTCTGATGCCAACACGTGTTTTAATAGCATTAAACTCACCTGTTTGTGCATCAACATAACCGATGTTTGCGGCGTTATCAATGATACCACGTCTTGTACCTGCTGGAGCTAACCAGGGGTAAGCAATCGCATCATTGCGTAACATTGTTCTGACCATCATGTGTGATGCAGGAACTGCAACTAAGTTACCTGATAGGTCATTAGTGATACCTGATGGGTAGAATAGACCCATGTAAGTATTTCTAGTAACTAATCCATCTTCGCCTGTTGATGCCGCATTTGCTAAGTTAGTAGCCCATGCCTGAATTTCAGTTGCATCGTCTTTCAGTCTTAATGGAGTGTCACCTACAATGTAGCCTGTCTCACCTCTATCAGAGTTCAACGTAATCATATTGGGTTGTAACTCAGGATAGTTAGGAGCGGCTTGTAAGTTGAAGAAGTTATCTTCATCTCTAACTGCTGTGTTACTATCGATAGCGGATCTCATTGCTTGAACAACCATTGCTCTTTGAGCCTTGCGACCCATATAAGGAGCACCGTTAGATTGTAAGCCTGAAGCAGATACCCATGCATCTTTCTGAGTAGGAAGAACATCATTAGGGAATCTGTCGCTATTAAAATAGTTTACACGATATTGTTTTACGTTATATCCAGAACGTCTTGTGTTGAACATCAACATACCTTGAGGATATAAAGAATCATTTGGAGCATCGACATCTAAGTAGTCACTTGATAGCAAGTTGGCAATAGATACCATAGGATCATTTGCTGGGTTAGTTGTGCCGTTATTTGCCCAACGTGCATCAGCAAATACTACACCAGCTGGTGTAATTTGATCAGTGTTGTCGATCTTAACCCATCTATCAACTCCGTCTACTTGTTGCCATCTCCAGATGATTGGATAGTTTTCTAAATCTGTAGTATCAATCCAAAGATCGCCCCAATTTAATGCTGTACCGTCTGACTGCTGAGTTGGCTCAGTAGCACTTACGATAGGACCGTTGGGGTCAGTTGCATTTGGGATTGCGGGTGACGGTAGACCATTTCCATCATATCCTTGATTAGCATAACCTTTCCAACCACCGTTCCAGTTTACCATGATATCACATTGATCTACTGATGAATAGAACCAGTTAGTCATGTTATCAGGGATAGAAGTTGGTGCGCCTTCATTTGATGTAAGTGAGTTAGCACCTGAAGTTGTTAATGAGAATGCTCTCCAGTTAGATAACTGAACAGTGTATGTTGGTGTCGCAACACCTGAGAACCATGTGTATTGTTGAACTTCACCTGATCCGCCTACTTGTGTTACAACTACAGTTAAGTCATTTGCTGGTGATGTACCGCCCATGTCTGAACCTAAGAATGTAACTCTGTCGCCTACTACGTGACCTGTACCGCCATTAACTACAATAGTAGCATCAAAATCATAATTTTC